TGAATGTTTGAAAGCAGTGCAAATGCTTTAAACTTTGTCAATGATTCACTAATGTATTGTGTTTCAGTTTGGTTTGGTGGCACTTTGTGTTCAATGTAATTCCAAGGATCAATGATAAGACCTTTAATTCCTTTACGTTGGACCAGTTCACGTGCCTTGTCAATGATCCCATCAACAGTGACATCAACTTTATTAATGTTTATAAAACTGAAATACTGGTCAATAACACCAATGCTGTATTCAAATTCATCTTTATTCAATCTGTGTGAATCCTCTTTTCTAAATGCAAATGATTTGCCTGTCACCTTTTCCTGTAATTTTGTGACGTGAAATGCAGATGGTTGATTTTCAAAAGAACAAACCCCCCAATGCCATTGATGATGCATTGTAAGTTTAGTCATAATGTAGTCAAGAAATTCGGATTTTCCGGATCCAGGAACACCTGTTATCATTGTGATCTGTCCGCCGGCAAATGTAATGAATTCATCAAGAACAGGAATGTGTGATTCATAACCTTTTGGATAACCGTTAAGATAGTAATTGCAAACATCTTCATACATGTCTTCCATTGTATGAATTCCTTCAATTGGAAAGCATGTTGCATGTTCAATTACATTTGCCACAATTGCCTTACCATGCTTTACAAGTACATCATTAAAATCTTTGCAGTCATCAGGATATAAAACTTTGTAACATTTTTCTTTGCCGATTCTTCTTGCAAGTTCTTCACGTAGGTTATTGCCTGGATCATCATTATCAGTGGCAATCATTACCCTCGTTTTATTCTCAAAATACTTATAACAGTTATCAAGATACTGCAGGTTATTACCTGCACCATTTGGAACAGAAACAACATTGTAATATCCGCATTCATACAAAGTAAGTGCATCGATTTCACCTTCAACAATTATTACTGATTTTGTGTCTTTGATTGCATCAATGTTGTAAAAGATTAGTTCTGCATTCTTTGCAAGTTTAAAATCTTTATCCTTTGCCCTGTATTTGATGTTAATCAGTTCTTCATCACGATAATAGTTAAAACATATTGCAGGAACTTCTGCCTGTGCTTTCGGCATCCATTCAGTCGATTCTGTAACCTTAAATCTTAATAGGGTGTTATTGCTTATGCCACGTGTTTCAAAGTATTTTATGGTGCTTTCTGATAGTTTGGTCAATCTTTGAACAGGACGGTCATATTTCTTATTATTCTTTTCAAGTTCAATGTTGTATTTTTCTGCAAGAAACTTGATTGATTCGTAATAAGATTTGTTTTGATGTTCCATGATGAACTGGATAACATCACCGGACCTGCCACAACCGAAACATTTGTAAATGCCTTTGTCATTTGATACATTGAATGAAGGTGTTTTTTCTTGATGAAATGGACATAATCCAACTGCACTTGATCCTATTCGTTTTAGTTTGATGTATTGTTCAATCAAACTGATTATTTCGATTTGGTTTTTTAGTGATTGCATCGTTTAGTTTAGATAAAAAATGATGGCATTATGTAACAAATGCCATCATTAAAGTTGTGAAATTACTTCAAAGAAATCAGATAATCGTAAAATTCAAAGAAATCTTCGGGTGTTTTTGCAATAAGGTACAATGCGCCTGAACTGGTGACATTCTTTTGGTATTTCTTTTGATCTTCGGACATTCGGTCTTTGTTTACTTTTACTTCAATATAAATTGGAATGCTGTATTCAAAGTTTTTATTTCTGAAATGTCCTTTAATGTCTGATGTTCCCCTGTCACCTGTTCCCTTCTGCCATTCGATTCCATTTTCAATTCTTTCAAGTTTTCCTGATAGGATATTAAACTTTTCAAAATACTTCTTTATTGGTCTGCCCATGTTGTTTGTTCGTTCTGCATGGTGACCTGTCCACTTCATGACATTACAGATAAGTGTTGTCAATCCGTTTGCTGTCTTGTACTTTGGTAAAGCAGGTTGAAAGTAATGCCCGGACGAATATGCAGAAGGGTATTTTTTTTTGAAATCTTCTTCGTGTGCTTTGCAGTAACGTTCTTTCCAGGTCATAAGTTAGAATGGTAAGTCACCACCAAGTGAATTAATGTATTCTTCTTCAAATTTCTTTTCTATGTTGCCTGATTTCTTTGGTGCTGCTTTCTTCTTTGGTGCTTCTTCTTCTTCCTGCTGATAAGTAACATCAGAAGTAACTTTCCAACACTGCAGGGTGTTAAATACTTTTACTTCACCCTGTGGATTTGTCCATTCACGTCCACGTAGATTGATTGACACTGTCAATGGTTGACCAGGTCGAAAGTTATTGAACAAATTTACTTTGTCCTGTGCAACTTCAACTTCAATTGTTTGTGGGTAATCTGCATTTTCATCATCAATTACCCAAACTTTGCGTGACTTGAATGTGCCACGTTCTACAACATCATTTTGTTGTTTAAATTTACATTTGATTTCCATGTGCTTTGTTTTTAATTGTTATTGATTATTTTTCTAAAATACTTGAACTTATTTTACTAAAATTGATTGATAAATTATCTGATAAATCAGAACCTAAATCTTCAATACTTGCAGATATGCTTGATATTCTATCTGTCAAAGTACCTGGACCATCTGCATTTAATGTTTCTTTAATTTCAATTAATGCATCAGCAATCAATCTTACTTCAACATAGAATCTTCTTGTCAAAAGAACTTCATTGTTTACAATTTCATTTGGAATTCCTAATTCCTTGTTTAATTCTTCTCTAGTCATTTTTTTTGTTTTTAATTTTTATTTAAAGGGATTTGTTAAAGGTTTTGAATCCATTTTTATTTCTTCTGCCATTCTTAAGATTTCATCATCAATGGTGCATTGCTGATAAGTCATTGCGATTAATGCTGCTTTGAATAGAACAAACATTACTTCAATGTCTGTTTCAGAAGTTGTGAATGATGCAGTGACACCACAATGTGTCACTGCTAAGGTTGTTGAATTTACGTCAATAGTCATAATTTAATCGATTCATTTTTGATTGTAAAGTAATATAAACATTTGATGCGTAATACAGATGTGCGTAACGTTTTTTCCAAATTTCAAGCACTTGCTTCATTCGGTGCTTTCCTTTGAAATAACGTGCATCAACTATTTCATCATTGTATTCAATGGTCAAATATCCTGTCATTTCGCAAGTGTTATTTTGTAAGTAGATGTTGATGTCTTAAATGGTGGGTAAATCTGAATGACTTCATCATCTTTTAAGATTTCCATTCCTGCAACTGGTAAGGTCTTAAGGAATGCTTTGCGGTCACTGATCTTGATTTCAAGTTGTTCCTGTTCTGCAAGTAATTCTACAAGTTCAGGATCACCGCAAAATTCAAATCCATAACTGATTCCTGATTCCATCGGTGCAATCTTTGCGCCCGATGGTGATTTGTATTCTTTGCCATGCTTTGCAACTTCATCAAGTGCATAAGATTTAAATTCATCACTGCTTTTAATTTGCTTGATGAATGCTTCCAGTGCTGCAATCTGTTCAACTACTTCAAGAATGTTGCCTGTTTCAAGAACATTTTTTACTATTAGATCTGCAGCAATTGTGATTTGTGTCTTTGTCATTCCGGCAAAGGCAACCGGTAAATTTACATTTTCCATGTTTAAAGTTTAGTTTTGAAATTTAAGAAGTGATGTTCTAAGATGATCAACCATTTTATCGTTTATACATGTTGCTAAACTTTTAGCAGCAATTTTTTGACGTGCAGGTTCAAGTGTTGAATTCTTGATAAGATCATGTATTTCTTTTTTAACTTCCGGTGTTAAAAACCATGCAGGAACTTCTTCCATGTTTAATTTGGTCTTAATCAATTCAACCTTTTCTGCTGTTGTTGGTGTTCCATTCTCGCACCATTCAAGAAGTTTCTTTCCTGTTTCTTCTGATGGAATAAATTGTGGTTGATCCATAAACAGACCAGTACGGTCTTTTAATGCAGTTGCATTGTGCCTGATGTCCAATTCAATGTTGGCAGTCAATTCATACTCAAACCCTTCACGTGTAACTTCTTTCAATCCTGCTTTCTCGACTTTCATTTTACCGCCTGCATCTTTTGTCATTTCATAATCTTGCTTACGTCTTACGGTAGTAATAACGTGACATTTTGATTGTAGGATTGCATCGATAAATGCCTGATGACGTGGTGTTACTTTTGCCCAATCCTGGTATTTACCACCAAGTTGTTCTTGTATTTGTAAACAACCGCCCTTACCGTCCCATTCGTGTGTGATGGAATCAATAATGATTACATTCATTCCTGCATCTTCACAGGTCTTAATTGCATCAATATAACGTTCTGGTGAAAATGGTGCATTCAATGTCAATACATTGTAATTACCCATGTGTGCATACAAATCAGCACTGCCGTTTTCTGTATCAATTATTGCGACTTTTGAAAGGTCGCCACTTGACAAACCCTTTGCAATTAGTATTGCAGAATAAGTTTTGCCACCGCCTGAAACAGCTGATAAGCCGAGACGGATTTTTGCTTTTGTTCTTGTTGCTTGACGTAACATGTTTTTTTGATTTAGTGAATGAAAAAGTTATTTCAATTTGTTTGCAATCTTTTTTACAAACTCATTGATTTCTGAATTTAGTTTGATGTTGTTTTTTCTGCAGGTGTTTAAAGATTCTGTGTTAATTCTGAATCCAGTGCTTGTTGTTTCTTCTTTCTTTTTTCTGCCTGAATTAGCACGTTTGCCACCATGCATTGTTTTTTGGTTTGTCATGTTGTTTGATTAGGTTTTAATGATTTCATTCTTTTGTCCCAAATATCAATGAAATAATTCAAATCTTTTTCGTTGTTAAACTGGTCATCATAGGCAACTATGTAATCAATCATTTTTCTTAATTCTGATTCATTTTTTGATTTGAATATTTGCGACAAGATTGTTGCAAATGCATCATCTTCATTGTCAAATTGTATTGAATTAATTGCTTCTTCTTTTAATAATACTGCAATTGTGTAAACATAAATTGCAATAACGATAATAAAAGTTATAATTACTATTAACATAAATTAGGTTTAAAATAGGTTAATAATATTGTGTCCAATAAATGCAATCAACAATGAAATGATGACAATGACTGTTGCCTGTGTTGAAGTAAATGATTCTTTCTGATAGTTAGTTTTTTGTTTCACGTGAAAAGTTTTAGTTTTTTGTAAATTAGTTTAGATTGTAAATGTAAAGTAATGTTTTTAATTTGCAAAACATTTTTCAAGATAATTATGAAATTTGTTTTTGCCTTTGTTCCTGTGGAATAAAGTTCGTTCCTGTTCCACCAACTTTGTTGATGAAGTCAACTTCAACTTTTGCACTGTTGATAATGACTTGACCAACTTCACATATTGCTTTTGCCCTGTCCAATTCCATTGGATTTTCTGTGTCTGATAATGCTTCCAGTGTAGCGAATAAATGATTGCGTAAATCTTCAATTTTGTTTTTCATTGATTTTCTTTTTTAGTTTGTTTTTTAATTTGATTAATTCTTGTATTTGTTCCGGGTATTGATGAATGGTGTTCCTTAACATATTTTCTTTTTGACTAATCACCTGCAAGTTGTTGATGTCAAAGTTTTGCAAGTTGTTATCTTTGAATATCACAACATGATCATCAGGCACTGGACCGTTTACGTTTTCGTAAACAACCCGATGTTTTAAACGCCAGTCAGCATCTGATATTTTTATGTACGTATAACCTTCATGATCAATACGTATAGAACCAACTTTTTTTGTGTTACCTGGTTTGTGACCAGGTTTAAACATTGTGCGCTTTATTTTCTCGTACATTTCTGCAGGCATTTTTTTGCCTTTATTATGTGAAGGTTGTCCTTTCTTAAATTGATGTCTTTTACCTGAATTGATAAGTTTTTGTGATTCAATTTCTTGCAACATTTTCATGTGCTTGAATGATTTCTTTAATCCCAATTCATAAGATTTGCTGTTAATACTCCATATTGGTCTATTCATGATTACAGCAATATCTTTTGTTTTCATGTCGCTGTAGTTGTCTTTTAAGAATTTGATTTCTTGTTCTGTATAAAAGTTTCTTTTCATAAAAAATGTGCGTTGATTGGTCGCACCCCCACGTCTTTGGTAAGTTTAGAATATTTTACCAGTTATTTCAATTGCATTTCCATTTGAATGGAATCTGTTTGTTTTAATACCTGATTTGTAGAAATTAAGATGTCTGTCATAAATTACCATTACACCATTGTTATTCCAAGAAGATACAACACGCAAAGTAAATATTTTATCATCTACCATATTTACTACTCCTGTATTGATCATTTCATTTTCTTCATAACTAACAATGTCATTTATTTCAACATTGTCAAATTTTTTTGTTTTTCTAATTTTTTGTGTTGTGTTCATTTTTTTTAGTTTTAGTTTTGAATTGTTTCGTTTAGAATTCAAAAGTAAAAGTAATATTTGAAACTGCAAAACTTTTTTCAAATTATTTTTGTAGATTTCTACCAAATGCAGTGTGGTAAAGGAAAGAAATTTTTATTCATATCTTAAATGTCAGCGCAAATCTTGCAAATTAGATACAAAAAAAATCCCGGTATAGACATACCAGGATAACTTTTCTTCACTAAACTAAAATTCTAAAAACGAAAACAAACACTATTTTTTGAAGTACAATTCTGCTTCTGCAGTTCTTCTTCTTGTCAAACCCTTTAACACCGTTAATTTGCCACCAACTGTTGCCTTATTCCACTTCATGAATTCATCTTTAATTGTTGGATCATTTGAATTGATTAATATCTTTTTTCTAAGTGTTGATTTAGTAAATGCACCGATGCCAACATTATAGATAAAAGACAGGCATGAATCAAACTGATTTTGATTAAGATTCAACCCATGCAAAGATATTGATTTGTTCTTTAATTCCCACATCAATAATTCAGTTGCTTGCTGTTCATTTATCGTATCACCTAACTTGATTTTACGTCCATCTTGATACATGGTGCTGCCAAAACCTATGGTGACTACAGATGCCGGACACAAATAACTTTTTGCTTTGTAACCTTCAAACATCTTGATTAAGTTGATACAGTTCTGTGATGCTGTCATAGTTTCTTAAGTTGTAAGATATTACCAATTATCGCACATAAAAGTGCTATTATAAGCCACATTAACCAACGATTTTTTGTTGTGACTTTGTTTTGAAGTTTCCTGTTTTCGGTAATTAATTTATTACTTTCTTCATTACACTTAATTAAATCAAATCTTATACTGGTTAATTCTGCAGAATCTTTAACCACCTTCACAATCGTTTTAACCGGGTATTTTTGACCAATGATTACAGGTCTGTTGATTAGTGTTGTTTTATTCTTTACAAGCCATATTGTGTCCTTTGGAATCTCTTCATACTCATTTATTTTGATTGCTGTGTAAACAGTATCAAAACTTGTAATTGTGTCAACTTTTGATACTACACAAGGGAACGTGTCCTTGCAGAATTTGGAAAGAAGTTCGGGGTGTTTTTCATTTAATTTGTCAAGTTTTTTGGACGGATTACAAGACAAGATCATCACCGTCATCAACACTGGTATCAAATATTTCATTGTAGATATTATTTAAAGATTCACTAATTATGCTTATTGCCTGAAATTTTATTGTATTAATTATTGCACGTTCATCTTCATTCATTAACCCGGTATCAAGTAAATCAATTGCACCAAGTGAATTGAATGCCGCTGCAATGTATTCGCCGCTTCTGTCAAAATATTCAAATTCAACTTCTTCATCTAACATAATTTGCCGTTTATGATTGAATAATTTTTCACTGTGTAGTCACCATTCTTTTCAATTTCTATGTGTGCAAATCCATGCATTGTGTTACCAACCAATGGTGAATAATCTGCCCTTAATTCACATAAACAACCTGTGGACCAACAACTGATAATATTGCCATCTAAATCCGTTTCCGGGTGATGTGAAGGTCTGTGCAGATGTCCGACAATTAACGATTGCTTTGCCCTTAAAAATGCGCCACGTGACGGATTCACCGGTGTGAAAACTCCTTTGAAAATATGGTGACCATGTGTGATGGATAACTTCCCTGCTTTTACAAGAACTTTGTCATCAAGTATTGTCACTTTAACCTGGTTAAGTTGCAAACGTTCTTCAAGATAAAAATAATCATCGTCCCAAATTTCACGAACTTTTGCATGCAAGAATTTTTCCCATCTGATGCAATGATTACCTTTTAGCCAGTAGATTGATGCCTTTGGAAATGACTTTCTAAGTTGTTTTAAGAACTCTTTTGTTGCGTCAAATTCTTGCTTTATAGACCTTTTCTTCACGTCATGTTCGAAACGTGACACCTGGTGAAAATCTATAAGGTCACCATTTATGAATATGGTATTCACTTTCTGTGCTTTGCCATAATCTAATGCTATAGTGACTGCAGATATGTTGTGGTAAGGAATATGAAGATCACTAATAAGCAAAATATTGTTGCAGCATACAGGCAGAATATAAGGTTTTCGTTCTTCTTCATAAGATTCAGGTAAATTGTATGGGTTTTTTGGTCTATTTTGTGACATATGAAATTCAGATTTATTTACATATTTTCTTTCCTTTACCCCTTTTTTACCTTCAATGTATCTTAATGCTGTTCTGCATTCTTCAACATCTTTAAATGTCAATTTATTTTCTGCATAAACTATCCTTGCCAACTTTAATGTTGGAAAATCAGGATATTTTTTCCTGTACTCCCTGCAGATATTACTTTTCTTTACCAAAGAATTGACCTGCTGAATTGGTAAATAAATTCTTCATGATGTATGCAAGTGCTGTTGTTAATGCCATTGTGCCGATTGACTTCCAGTCAAATGTTAATGATCCTGCTTCAACTGTTTGATAAACAACAGTGATTACTGTTGACAATACTGCCATGATAAGACCTTTGATGAAGTCCGTTGTGTTAAGATTTAAAAATGTACTGTTCATATTTGTTTGTTTATTTGGTTTCTAAATTGGTGATTCTTACTTCATGATCAACAATGTCTGTTTTAATGACTTCAATGTCTTTATTTATCGCAACATCAGACAACAATATCTGTTCAATTTTCTTTTCAAATCTGTCTATTTTCTTGATGAATACGTTGCTTACAAATGCAACCAGTGCAAAGATTGCAGTCATCAAAACATTTGTTAATTGCGCATTGTCCATTTAATTATATTTTAAATATTGTGCATTATCAGGGATTTCATCATTTGAAATTTCAAACAAATCGGGGTGTTCTACAATAGATGGATGTTGATTTAACGGCAACGTCCACCCCGTTGTAATTACAACAGTGTACGCAATTTCACTTGCTTTATTTGTTACGTCTATTTTTTGTCTTATGTGTTCCATAATTAATTAGTCCAATATTGTAAAGTAATTCCAACCTGAGCAGGAGCAGCCGTTTGAAAATTTAATATTAATT